GAAGTGATCTCTTTATCTGCAGTTTCAATGTTTGCGTAACCATCACCAATATCAACCTCAATATCGAATGAGGCGATGTTGATCAGTTGCATATCAAAAGAAACTTTTGATGGGTATTTCTCTTGAATGAACTGTGCCACATAACTCTGTGTACCATTGATACTAAAGTTAGAAACATCTTTGTAGTCTTCTATAAACTGTTTCGCCTCCGACATAGAGTCGAAGGTTTTCTTTGCAAGTGGTTTGTTTCCAATCAAAGAACGGAAGTCGCCACCTGACTTAGATTGTAGATAGAAAGATGGTTTGAACTTTACTTTGCGGGAAAAACGTTTACCGTTCTCGTACCCTCTCCAAAGTATATTGTTACCAAACCTCTCTACTGATGTGTAGAAAGAACTCATTGTTTACCTTGTGTTGCTGTAATTGACTGCATCTTTAGTAGTATACCAGAAACAGCGTCCTCTGTCAAGAACCCTTTTACTGTGTCGTGGTCTTCTGTGATGCCAGGCAGAACAACTTGTTCCTTACCTTTGAACGCAGCGATCTCGTAGAGACCAGTCTTGTTTCCATAAGACATCTCGTTCTTGATGACACTCAGAGAGTATTCACCGAAGTCGACAATCGACTGTATACCTTTAGGGAAGTTTGTTTGTCTGAAAACTAGATCTGAAAATCTCATGACATTTCTCCTTTACATGGGGAATGTCGGTATCCCCGCTGTGGTGTCGTTTGCAATACATATAGCTTGCATATTATTTGGTGGTATTCCATCTCGTCCACCAATTTGATTTACCAGTCGTTCTCTTGCCATGAAACATTCTGTCATGGTGTTGAATACACCGTCACCTGTTGTCATGACGTTACCGTTCCAGTACACGACCAATATCAACACCCAATTTATCATAATATCACCTGTTTGTCAAGGACTAATCTCACTAAAGTTTTTGTTTTTCATAAATTTGATATGTGACGTAAACTTCTCAGCGAACTGGTCCCCACGGTGAGAAATAACAAAGATGTTATCGTCCGTGTTTAGATTGTGGAGTGTTTCGATCAGACTGTCAATACCAACGCCATCAAGTGCACCGTCAAGTGTTTCATCCAGTAAGAGTAAGTTTGTACTGACACTATTCCGCAACTTTGCGACTGAACGCCACGCAAGCATAATAGATAGTGTAATACGAAGTTTCTCTCCCTCAGAGAATGAAGCATATGAGAAGGTGTCACGAAAACGAGACTTGATAACCTCGTTAAAATTTTCATCTAGTTGGAAGTCGACGAACAGATCGAACGCACCCAAATATTTATTAATGAGTTTGTTCATTACTGGAATGTACTGTGCAATAATTCTTGCTTTGATACCACCGTCCTTCAATATAGTCGAAAGGACACCCAAGACACTTTGATTGTCTAGTAGTTCTGCACGATCCTTTTGTAAAACCTTTAATTCTTTTTCAAAAGATTTTAATTTTGATGTATCAACTTCTTCGACCAATGCTTCTGCATTGTCTAGATCATTTTTGTAAGACACAAGTGCATTCTTCGCAATCTTGATCTCACCACGGTTCTCTTTGATTTCTAAATTTTTGTTTTGAATCTCTTTTTCTATCTCTGAGATTTCTGCAATACGAGATTGGTATCCTTCGATTCGTTTATCGATTTCAACCATACCGCTCTCAATTTGGACTTTCTTGTCTTCTTTTTCTTGGATAACTGTTTCTTTAAAGTCATGTTCGATCCCCTGTTTGCAGACAGGACAACTATCATTATCATGGTAGAAGTTCAAGTCTTTTACGAAATTGCGCAGATTGTTACTCAAATCCCTACGAATGTCTGTAGCTTGCGCAAACTTGTTTTCAATACCTTCTTTGTCAGATATTGTTTCATACAGAGATGCAATCTCTGTTTCGATTCCTTCAATAAAATTTTTACATGAGTCAATCTTATCCAAGTGAACCTGCATCTTCTCACGAATCTTTTCTACTTCAGTTTCACGGATCTTACGAATAGACTCATTGTGTTCCTGTGCGCTTTCAATTCGTTGATTGACCAAATCGCTCTTGTAGTCATTATCTGTCAAGTTTGCACGGTTCTCTGCAATACGATCCTTCGCAAGAAGGTTCATAGTACTGAACACTTGGATATCAAGAAGATCTTCAATGATTTCACGACGAGTGGACGCAGGAAGTTCCATAAACGGAACATACGTTGCACTACCAAGCACAACGATCTGATTGAAAGATTTGTAATTGATACCAAGAATAGATGATTCAAGATACGCTTGATAGTCTTTGACTGCAGCATCTTGATCAACCATTTTACCGTCTTTGATGATCTCAAAGAGATTTGGTTTCATTCCACGTCTGACTGTGTATTCGTTTCCACCAACACTAAAGTCGATCTCAACCATAAGGTCTTTCTTGTTGATGGAGTTCATCAACTGACCCTTATTGATCTTGCGGAAAGGTTTACCATACAACCCAAAAGTAATTGCGTCCAATAGTGTAGATTTCCCTGCACCATTAGTACCGCTTATGAGTGTTGTTGGTTTCCTATCTAGATCAATTTTTGTGAATACGTTACCAGTCGAAAGTATGTTCTTATATCGAACTTGTCTAAAGTGTATTCTCATCCAAGATTCAAAGCCTCAAAATATAATTCATTTACCAAAGATTTGATCTTTTGCTTATCGATGTTTGTATCCAAACCATCGATGTATTGATGCAAAATCTCTTTTGTATCCTTTGTCTCATCTAAGATTTCTTCCGCACCTACGTTTTCGAGGTTCAAGGAATCGTCAATAGATTTGATATCCACTGCACCACTCTCTCCAAGTTTGTTCATGAACAAGTCATAGAGATATGCATTGGTACGGTTCTTGACAATCACCTTGATATACGCATCTTCCAACATAGACACGTCGAGACCGTTAATGTCATCGACAGTCATGTCTTCATCGTCGTAATCAATCTTGTGGAATATTCTATACGGATTTTCTACAAATGTCAAGTCTTTTGTTTCGGTATCAAAAGTATGGAACCCACGTTTACCACCATAGTCTGACCAAGTCATCTCATATGGCGCACCAAGGTATTCAATGTTTGAGTACTTTGATGGGTGATGGAAGTGTCCAGAAAAAACGTTTTCAAAAGATTTAAATACATCCATGTCGAGACCATGTGTACATACAGTACCTCGCATCATCTCGAAACCCTTTACTTCAAGATGTCCTAATAGAACATCTGCATCTGTATTCTCAACTTTTGTTAGAATTGCATCACGATTATTTTTTGTGATCCAAGGCGTCATCAAAAACTTTGTTGAACCTTTCTGCAGTTCAACCGCTTCGTTTTCATATAGGGTGAAGTTGTCGTATTCACGCAACAACAGATCCATACTGTTGATGTCATTTGTGTTTGTATAATATACTGAGTGGTTACCCACCAGTGCATGGTATTCGATATTACGTTTAGCGAGTTCGTCAAAGAAGAACTCTTTACCACGTTTCAGTGTGTTGTAGTTGATGAACTTTCGACGATCAAAAGTATCACCCAAGTCAAACACGGTATCAATTTTATTCTCATCCAAATATGGAAAGAACACATTGGCAAAAAATCGTTCTTGATTGTCTAGGAATACCTGACTATCTCCACGAACACCGATGTGCATATCTGTTATAATCGCAATCTTCAAAGTTTACCCTCTTCTCTCATTTGCGCTCTAATCTTCGTCGCTGAAATATCATGGATATCTTTGCCTAGATCGTGTTCAGTAAAAGTATAACCTACTCCACGACCATAACTGATGTCTACGATATTTGGTACACGCATTATAACATACTCTTCTTCATATGTAAAGCCCTCTTTTTCAAGAGCGCCTTTGATGTTACTTTCTACAGTGTTCCAAGTAAAAGGGTTGTCGTTCTGTTCTACAGTTCGTCCTGCACCTGCGTCTCCATCAAAATTGAAGACATCACGACACATGATCACAACTTGACCAGTCTCTGCGAGTGCACGTTTGAATAGTTCTGTGTGACCATCGTGCCAAGGTTGCCAACGACCCAACATCTGAGTCGTTGGTTTCTTCCAATCAAACATATCTTTACCTTGTGTAATCCAAATCCAGATATTTCTCTAATACCTTTGCTAGTTGTTGATGAGTATCGTTGAACCATTTAGAGACATGATAATCATATTCATCTATAGATGGTTCCTCAAACATTTTATTTGTGTCCTCAAAACGACCCTCTTGAATTGTGTCCATCCAGACTGCGAAGTCAGCACGGAAGTTTTGTCTCGCTTCATATGTCGGACAAATGAAATCCGCAACTGCAACTTTACCTGCCTTGACAACACCGTCTGCAAGATATCTCATACGTGCTGCTTGACGCATACGTCCCTCTGGTGAAAAGTCCCAGTCGTTGTATTCTTCACGAACACGATCCGCATTTAAATGGACACCGCCGACGAGTTTCGCCAGCGGTTCTGCAAGAGTAGATTTGCCTGCACCTGGCAGACCAAAGATTAAGATCTTCACGCTGCGGTTTCCTCTTCGCCTTTCAAGTCGTGTCCATGTTCATCACAAGGGATAATTTGTGGACTACACTGCATTTCAAACATGTTATCGACAAACTCCCAACCAAGTTCTTCAACACCTTCTTGGTAGTCTTCTTCCCATGCTTCTTCTGCTTCTGCGATCCAGATTTCCTGTTGTTCATCATCAATATCTGTCTGGTATGATGTAACTGACCAGTCTTCCCAACAACCATCATCACAATATAACATTTCCATATTATAATCTTCAGTGATATCAACAAAATCATCCGATTCGTTCGGCAACACCTGAGACATAATCATTTCAAGTAGAGTTGTGTCAGGATCTAAGACTTCTTCATCGTTTTCGATAATGGTGTGTCCATAATCCATCGCCCAGTTCAGAATTGCATCTTCACCTTCATACCCCTCTCCTTTGAGATATTCCAAGGCTTCTTCATCAGTCTCTGGAACAGATACCAAAAAAGATCCCCAACGCCATCCTAGTTCTTTACGCAAAAAGACTAGATTTCCATCTTCATCGTGACGTTTAAAAATATCAAATTCTACTACAGATTTTTTATAAGTGGGTTCGATACGATAATATTTCATTTTAGTTCCTCATTTCTTTTTAGCGAGTTTACCTTCAAACTCATCGATAAAGTCGTTTATATAATCTGGTGGTTCTGACATTGTAATAAGTCCTTCACTACCATCCACGACTTGCATATCCGACATCATTTTCTGTGATGATTTAAATCGAATGTAAAGTTGTTTCTTTTCTTTTTGGATCCGTCTTAGAAATGCATACCAAATGATCTGTGTAAAGTAAGCAAATGGATTCTTAGATTTTTCTGGATCAAAATTGTGAATATATTGTAGACAGTTTTCAATACCATCTGAAATCATATCTTCTTTATAGGAGTAACCAGAAAAGTTTGGTTTTGTTGCAAGACGGTTAGCGATCATAAAGATACACTCACCGATATAGTCTGGGACTCTGGGGATCTCTTCCCCCGAATCTTCTGCCTCTTTACACGCCTCTTTATATTGAATAAGTGATTCCAGAAGGTCTTTGTTGTTGACGTAATTTCTCTTCTTAGACAAACGAGTCCTCCTTCTGTTGTGTTGAAATCCTTGACAGTATACTACATCATGTAAACATTGTCAAGTAAAAAATTTTTTGAAAAAAGTGCTTGACTTTTGTGTTGACAACCGTTATAATCGAGCCATCGCTTTTAGAAACACTTTAAGGCCTTAAATTTCAACTGTGTAAATCTTGAATGGAAATTCTTGATCTGAGTAGATCTCTATGCGTTTTCTGAAGTGGTTCATCGTGTAGTTCGTAAACGAACCAGATGACAAATCATCTGCAATATCATATAGGGTAGCTTTGTCTGCATCGTTTCCTTTTCTGAGGGAACGACCAATCGACTGTAGAACTTTGATCTCAGACTTTGAACCAGACGCAAAAATCACATTGTCCAGTTTCCGTAAGTTCACCCCAGTAGAAAAAACACCATATGATGCGAGGATGTCATGTTTCTTTTCTGGATCATTCTCAATCAAATGACGAATGCGTTCACGTTCATCTCCTTTTGTCGCACCATAAATGAAATGCAAGACTCTGTCTTCTTTGCGAAGCAAAGGCTCTAGGATCTTACCATGTTTCTCAACCAGATCAAACAAAACAAGATTGTTCTGTCCTTCTAACGACCAGAGTAGATTGCGGATAAACATGTTCCGTCTTTGTGAATTAATAAGAAACTCTCGTTCAGCAGGATACTTTTTTGTAGAATCCAATTTTTTAATCGCACTTTTAAAGTCCTTTTTAACTTGATCTCCATATGTAAGTACAATTGCTTTTACATTAAAATCTGCAACTGTACCAGAGTCGATAAGATTTTTTGTGGTGACTGCACGTTTGACAGGCCCAAAACAACCTTCCAGTACCATACGATGTGTTTTTGATTCAGATGATTTTAGTGTTCCAGTAAATCCATGTCTAAATTTACAGTCTATTAATTTTTCCATAATTGTGGTAAGCGACTTTGCTTGGAATAGATGTGCTTCATCTCCAAGTACAACATTGAATTGATCAAACCATTCTTTTGGCATCTTTGTGAGAGACTGCCATGTCGAGATGACGATAGGATCGTCTGAGTGTTTATCTACACCCCCCTGAATCTTATATATTGGATCCTTGCATCCGTAGTCGACAAAGTCTCCAGCCATCTGGTGAACCAAGCCGATTGTTGGAACAATGATAAGTGTACGATGTCCATATGTTCTCCAATAGTGTTGTTGAAGTAGATATATGATAAGAGACTTACCAGACGATGTTGGTGATACACTAAGTGTTCTATTATTCGCAATCGCATTAATAATATATTCACACTGATAATCACGTGGTTCGAACTTACATCCAATCTCTTGTGCAAGTTCTACTGGATAGTTCTCATCACATATATCTATGTCATACGCATCTGTTTCAATTTCCAGTTCGTACTCACGTACATCACAAAACTCTTTTAGTTTTTCGAGAAGACCAACATATAGTTTGGGACGCATAGGCGAATAGATACGAATAATACCGTCCCACATCTTTGTCTTGACTTTTGGGTGATACTGCCAACCTTCTGGACGGAATGAGAAGAAGTCACTGATCTCTTGGCGCACTGATGGGTCTGCGGTCACCCGCATATGCACATGATCAAGAAATTCAACAGTAACTGTGTCGGTCATAATTAATAGTCACCTGACTGGAACTTCATTACATCAATCATTGACTTGATGACGAAGTTACGAGAATGGATTGTTTTGATGATGTCTTCCAAATAGTTTGCACGTTCTGTGTGGTAATCTATCTTAAGACTAAGTTTGATAATATCTTTATCGCTTACAATATATTTATCTAAATCGTTTCGAAGAACTTTTAACTGGAATGGTTTCCAACCACGTTCTCGCAGATCTTCTTCCGCCATGGAACCACCGTAGTATTCCATCTTATCTCGTTTCAATTCTGCGAGATCTGCTTTCAGTTTCTTGACACGCAACGCTTCTTCGTAGTACATAGAATAGTACTTACTGTGGAGTGTTGGGATCCGTTTACTTTCACCAATCAGATTGGTCTCATCTATGGGCGCATCTTTAGCCCACATCTCATTAATATCGTCGTTCATTTATCAAAAAATCCTGTAGGTTTCACACGACTGTTAAAAGAAAAAATTGTTCTTTGTTTAGATGATGCGTTTGGTTCTGCATAGTGCATCAAATAACTAGGGAAGAACAATATGTCACCCTCTTTTACTTGGGGGTCATATCTGTAATCCATAGCGTCGATAGTATTTTTAAATGGAGCCCAAAATTTTGTTGCTTCATGTTCGTGTTCATCGAACTCTGCATAAAGAACTGCAGAAAAACCAGAAGGTTCGTGTGTATGAGGTGGCATAAAATTTTGGGAAGTATACCTTTGTGCCCAAAGGTTTTCTACTCTCATACTCAAATCTACGTTAAATCTGTTTAGTGGGGAGTTTTGCACTTGATGAACAAACGCATTCAGATCATATTTTAGGATGTTTACAAACTGATCTGTGTAAGGTGCACGATGATCTTCTCTATTGACGTTCTTGTAATAGTCTGTAAAGTGTTCTACCATAAAACACTCTTTATCATTCCAATCGATAAGACTTAGTAACTGTTTTTTCTTTTCATTCCAATTGGTTATCGACACTTGGTAAAATGTCAACAGAAAAGGATTCAATTGTTTTACACTCATTTTTCATAATCCTAAATTTCACTATATCATATTATATCACACTTATGAGTGAGATGCAACAGTAAAGTTTGTGTATCTGAAGGTTGCAGTCGCTTCTGCATATATTGTGTCTGCAGCGGTCACGTCTAAACTTATCGATGAAATACTAACAGGAAAACAATCTTTAAAGACAAAATGTATATTTGGGTTCTTGTGGTTGTTGTTAACAACGATAGTAATATCTGATTGGATACCCTCGTCAGAAGCTTCAAGTTTCGCATATTGATCTTGGGTGTTGGGGGAACCCATACCTTCCAACCAGTTCAAGATCTCTAAGTAGTTTTTCATATCCTCGTCGATGATGAATGTGATGTCCAAATCAGAATACTGTAATTGACTTGGTGAATCATATATCAAACCAAGCGGTGTATTCGTTTGTTGTGGACTACCAGATACATCTGGAATCATCACTTTTTGTGTAAAAAACTCCACGTTAGGTAGTCTATCGATGGAAACGATGAATGACTGTGGAGATAAATAGTTAGTGATCATTTACTTGATTACCTTTCGAAACTTGTTATTACTATTTATATGGAGTACATTATGAGAGAAATTCTTTTAGAAGCCCTGAGAAGTCATGCACAGGGTCATGTCGACAAACACAAAGCAAATGTCGAAGTATACTTAAATTCAACAACTGGTATTGGGGAACACCCAGACATTATTGAAGCAATGGAAATGGAAATCATGGAAATTGCAAAATATGATGATGTCCTAGAAATGTTGGAAAAGTATTTTAACAAATGAACCACAAAGCTTTAGATCCTCACAAACTTAGTACTGAGGGTATTGATCTTTCACAGGCAGCACATCTTTATTCTGAGTTTTTCAAAACTTGTGAATATAACTGGTGGTATGAAGTACTACCAGATGATATTGTCGTGGACATTGGTGCCTGTGTCGGTTTCTTTTCTGCAAATGCATTAGACAAAGGTGCGGATCGTGTATACATGATCGAACCCAATCGTGATCTATTGAAAACTGCAATACGGAATGTTTCCGATTACATCATTGATGATAACACTCGTGTTGTTCCAATTCATGGTGCAATTTCATACAGTCCGTATGATACATTACATGTATTTGGTGAAGGTGATGTAGATTATCCTACATTTACCTTCACTCAATTTTTAAATGATTATAACATTGCTCAGATCGACTTTTTGAAAATCGATTGTGAAGGTGCAGAATATAATATCCTACAACCAGAAATGATAGATTGGTTTGAAAATAATGTTCGACACATGGCAATTGAATGTCACTTACGTGCAGCGGATGATTCACCAAGACAGTTTATAAGATTTCGAGATACTTTTCTTCGACACTTTATGGATAAAAATAAAGTTCGTGTTCAGAACAATTATGTCCGTAATGCGATAAATGAAGATTGGGCAATGATGCAAAGAGACTGGACAAAAGTTCCACCAGAGTTCATGATCTATATCACGAATTGGTGATGTACAACATAAAAGAAGATCCCCATCCGATTGGCCAATCTCCACGCAGCTTTTCGTCGTCGTGCGATAACACTCTATCTTTGTGTGTTAAAAATCTCACTTGGTCTAAGTTAAAGTGGTTAACAACATGATCTCTAAAGTGTATCCATTCGTATGGTGCTTCTCTAAACGCATCCAAATGAAACTCAACTGCGATGTGTTTAACGTGATGTTTTAAGAATAGAATATTTTCTTTCTTGAAGATATCAAATTCTGCTCCCTCAATATCAATTTTTAAAAAATCAATATTGTGGATCTGGTGTTCGTGCATCAGTTCCATAAATTCTTTACGTGGTGCATCTACATTTTCACCATAGTAATTCAACGCATATCTATCTGCTTTACCTATTGCAGCATGGATAGGTACAACACACGACTTTGAATTGTCGATCCAATGTTCAGAAACATTGTAACATAAAGTTTTAAGATGTTCTCTATTAGCTTCGACTGCATAAACTTTCTTTGCCCCACGATCCAAAGCGTGACATGTGAAGAAACCAACACATGCGCCAAGGTCAACGACGATGTCGCCTTCTTGAACCTCATACCACCAGTCGTAATCTTTTCTTTGGAATAATTCGTGGAACATGGTGTTTACATCTAAAATGTTTAGACCATCTGTTCGCAAATTGTAATTTAGATACTTGTCTTTCACTTCTTACTCTCCATAACAAAAAAGGGACCCGAAGGTCCCTCTTCGATCACCTATATTTAGGCGATTAGAACGAGAAAGTTGCAGAGACTGTTACTTCCCCACGTTCTTTTGCTTCTAGGTCATACGATGTACCTAGTTCTAGTTCTACATTGTCGATCATTGCTGGTACATATGTTGCACCAATTGACAATGTTGGTAGAGTGTCGAATTCGTCACCCAATGTGAAACCACCATCGTTATCCCACACATTTAGAGTTGTACCAGTTGTGAACTCAACACCATCAATAAAAGATGGAGTATAAGCTAGTTCTGGTGCAAGTGTAGCTGCAGTTGTCTCTGCATCCATTTTATATTCTACTTTTGCATCTGTGTTCAACGCAAGACCTGGCACTGGCAGATCCAATGCCGCTGCGGATGTTGCGAAAGTAGTTGCGAAAATCGCTGCTGTAATAAAACGCATAATTGTGTTCCTTCTATTAAATTCTTCACACTTTTTGAAAGTGCACCTAATGTTTAGGCAAGTAATATCCAACTCTCTGCACTGCAGAAAAACATTTTTTGGTGTGTGTCTTTTATGCAACATTAATATCTTTTTCGAAAAAAAATTATAAGTGGTTGTTTTTAAAACAAACTTTTTTCGTCCAAAAGCTTGCAATTTCTAACTGGAAGTATTATATTAATAATGTAACAACGAGAGAGGAAGATATATGCTTTGTTATCCAACATCAATGTCTGACCAAGTTAATGAGTGGCGCAATGAGGGTTACTCAACTGGTACAATTCAAAGTTACATCGATTATCTTCGTAAACATCAACAGAAACAGAACAAAGGTTACGGAACCAAAGATTCTGAGAAGATGAAAACCTACAAAGCAGAGTGGGCGTTTCAACGTGAATACGGTAAGATCAAAGATTTCGATACAATCCGTCAAGCGCAGAAACGTTGTGACCAGATCACACAGTCTGACACTTGGAAAAAGTTACGTGCAGAACGAAACAGAGGTGGTTCTGAAATCCATGTCAAATCTAAAGCCCGTAACACTGGTCGTAAGACTGCAGGTTGGGCGTGTGGAAACACAATCACTCTGGATCTGATCGTGGGTCTTGATGAATACACATTGATCCATGAGATGACTCACTGCCTTGGACACTGGCACCATGGTCGTTCGTTTCGTCGAGATCTGTTGAAACTGGTTTCACGGTTCATGGGTCGTGATGCGGCGACTATCCTAAAAGCAAAGTTCAAAGAAAAGAAACTTGCTTGTGGAGAACCACGTAAACCAATGGAGTTTGAACAGTGGTTGTCAACAAAAGAACGTATGGCGAAAATGCGGAGTGCAATGTAATGAATTATGTTTATGCAGAAGGTTCGACAAAAACCAAACGTCAACTTGCAGAAGACGTAGTGAACTTCTGCATAGGTGAATTGATGCCTCGTATGAAAACCTTAGAAGTGGGTGTTCAGTTGTCCAACGACTTGAAAACTCACCAGTATGGTTTCTGTTGCGCAATCGATACTCGTGAGTTTGAGATTGAAGTGAATGCGAAGTTGTCTACTGATGATCTAATCACCACCATCTGTCATGAGATGGTGCACGTGAAACAGTATGCACGTAAAGAGTTGCATGTTGATAACAAAACAACATACGAATCATTTGATGAGTATTTGGACCTTTGGTACGAAAAAGAAGCAAGGGAACTTGAAACTTTTTTGACAAAAAAATATAAGTCGTTGATTTAAAAGGAAAAGAAAATTCAAAATAATTTCAAAAAACTCTTGACTTTTCCTTGTCTAGCCACTATATTATAAGAGTAAGTTGATCGAAAGGACGAAATGATGTTTGAAGTTGGTATGGGAATTATTCGGAAGTATCGCACAGATGTTGCAATACTAGGCGAGATCACCAGTATCCATGAAGATGCAGACGGTGAAACTCTTGTGACTGTTATGTACGATGACGGTGCAGTAAAAACCTACGTCGAAAACGTACTAATTGATAACCCACGTATGATCGTAACTGAAGAGGTAATTTGGTAATGGAAAATCAAATCGTTTTTAAAAAATGGACACAAGGTCAGTTGTCTGAGGCGTTCAACAAACTGACAGAAGGTATGGAAAACTGGAAGATGCCTATTCGGACAATCATTCATACGAGTGAGTGGCCTATCATGCAGGACGCATGTGTTTACTTCACAGGATCTGAACTGTGGCAACTCTACGACAATGGTGACGCAACTATGGAAGTTGCAGCCGAAGGTTATTACAATACGATTGGAGCTTAATTATGGGACTTAATGTTAGTGTTTACCGTAACTCAGAATTTGGAAACTATGACTGTACCAATGGTGGTATCAGTTCTGCGAACAACTCTTTGAATGTCGTCAACTGTGACGGCCCCTTTGATCCGCAGGATGATCGTCCTGCAGTGATGATTGTCGATGATCGTCCTTGTGGTAAACCTTACCCTAAGTTGGTTCCTGCAGTGTTCGACGAAGTCACTGAGACTTGGGAACGTGCAAAGGGTTGGTTTATGTTTGGTGGTAACTATGGTGGTACATCAGACAGTCGTTTTGAACACCGTATTCTTCCTATTCATGATCGTGTGGAGGCGTAATTATGTTTAATCCTAAAAATGCAAACTGGGGATGTACTTGTGAAACTCGTCCTCTTGTGGATCAACTAAGTATGTTGGATGTCTTCCCATCCGAAGGACCTGTCAAACCTCTGAAGGGTAATCGTGCATTGGAGAAGTTCCGTAAAGCGCAGAATGTCGTTTGGGACATCTTCAATAACGGTCTTATGAACCGTGGACGTGAGCTTCGTATCTTGGGATTACGGAAGTATGATCTCGCTCTTGAAGAGTGGAGTAGTTACAATGGTCGTCTGATCCGTGAAGCGAACTGGGATCAGATCGAAGAGGTAGTGGAAGAAGCGTTCACTCCGATTGTCCTTGCTGCTGCGAAGGAACAGGGAATCCTCGTCTAATCGCCAACGCTTTATATGCAGGAAAGATATCGTAGGTAACTGCGTTATCTTGATTGCCTCCAAGGATCACATAATAATCGATATCTTCTATTATACGAGTTTCGATATAGAACCCAACGTGACCTTGCCAACCTCTGGTTCCTCTTGGGAACACAATTACATCACCAATCTTGGGTTCATCAACTCTTTCACCCCAAAACATAAAACTGCGAGCCATAAGTGGATAGTCATTTACTGAGTCAGATCCAAGTGTATTATTCTCTTTTAGTACTGCGTTAACAAATGCGGCACACCATTCGGTACGGACAGGATCAACACCAGTCAGTTGTTTTATTTCTTTTCTGTTTTCTTTTTCTGACCAACCAACATATTGATGCGCAGTTTTTGCAAACTGATATTGTGGGTGGTTGTATCCTCTTTGATACGTAGACGAAAAGTCTGTAGTACCACAAGCAGACACAAAAAATAAAATTAAAAAAATTTGAAATAATTTCATAAAAACACTTGACTTTCTTTGTTAGAAGCACTATATTTATAGTATAGAGAAAAAAAGAGAGAATCACTATGGAACAAGGTATCAAAGATTATATCAAAGCGTGTGAAGAAAACATTGTCCGTTACAAAGCAATGGGTGATGATAAAGCGGTCAAAGCTGCTGAAGGTATGATCCGTGACTTCCAAGAAGCCTTAAAAGAAATCCAACTAATCCGTGAGGTGTAAAATGATTATCACTCCCGAACTCAAAAACTTTATGAACACTCTCTGGACCGAAATCGGTACAGAGATCCCAGGCGAGGGTGTTATCACTAACGTCCGTGCAATGGCGGGCATCGATATTGAAATCACTGTCGACACTGGTGATGGTGATTTTAAACTTCTCAGTGGTCTAGAACTTTTTGAAAAAAATCCAAAATTATTTCAAAAAAAGGCTTGACATTTGTTGCAAGAATCACTATATTAATAATGTAACAAAGAGAGGTTAACACATGTTTCGAATTCCTGAGTACTTCAAAATGGATATGACCCTAGAAGATGCGTGGAAAACAATCCAAGGTATTGGTAAGGGTGATGCTCTTGCTGGTATGGAGTTTCTCGCCGACGAATGGGATGCGTATGCCCGAGGTGATCAAGACGACTGTTACGATGGTGACAGTGATTGGTTTGAAAACTGGATCTATGAAGCGAACGCATACAACATTGTGTTCGAAGGAATGTCTAAATTGTTTGCGCCTAAGGAGACTGTATAATGGCTTATATTTCACAAGACAAGAAAAAACAAATCGCACCTGCAATCAAATCTGTACTTAAAAAGTATGGTATGAAAGGTACTATCGCAATCGATCATCACAGTTCTTTGGTTGTGAACTTGAAGTCTGGTGAACTTGATCTGATGGGTGCTGCACAGAAATACAATGATTACTGTGCAGAATTTCGTGGGGAACAAAAACGCAATGTTGGTGGTAACATGCAGGTTAACACTTCTTGGGTTGAAGAGTGGATGAACCGTATTGGAGAAACCAAGATCGCAAACTTCTACTCAGAACTGATTGATGCGATGAAGTCTGGTGGTTGGTACAACAACTCTGACATCATGACTGATTACTTTGATATTGCGTACTACACTGATATCAATGTTGGTCGTTGGGATCGTGATTATGTATTGGAAACCAAATAAGGATGTGGCCTATGACACGAATATATCACGTATTACTAGATGCGGAAGGCAATGAAGTCTTCCGTCACTGGAACAAACAAGATTGTTATCACTATCAGAACCACATTCGTCCTGATACTGTGTTACGAACTGTTCAAGAGGCGGTTGTAGTATGATGGATATAATTATTATGAACCTTGTGTTCTGGCCTGTATGGATCATGATATGCATGTTACCTCAAAATATCGTGAGATACATAATCGAAAATAATGAAATTTTTTTTGAAAATAATCAAAAAAAGGGTTGACATTTAAATCTGTTTGTAGTATATTTACTACATGATTTGGGAGATTAGTTATGAATGACATCGCACACGATATTGAGGTTTTAGAAAACCTTGTGATTGCAATGAATGAAGGCGCAACTGATGAAAAACGCATGGCGCTTTGGTCAGTAGAAAAACTTCTACTAGAAAAGAAAGATGCACTTTTGAACTTTGAAATGGAGAATGCAAATGCCTAAGTCAAAACAAATGAATATCGAAGACATGTTTGACGATGAAACACTTGACGCAATGGATGACGCTGCAGGTGTTGATCGGTTAACTGAAGACGACGATTTCACTCTCTACTATGACCTTGGTAGTGAAGCACAAGGTTGGAGCAAACCTAGTCTTGAAGACTATGGGTTAGATAGTCACGCCTTTTCAACAGGTGGTCTAGACTTCGACTAAATATCATGGAATGGGTTATCGCTTTTTTCATTATCTTTGTGGTAATGATAATCTGTTTTTCCCTGTTGCGATTTGCAATCGGTTTTTTGTCATGGTCATGGCGAAACTCATTCCTGATACTAATAATTTTAACAGTTTTAATTCTCTCCTTAGCTCAGTTGGATTAGAGCAACAGCCTTCTAAGCTGTGGGTCGTAGGTTCGAGTCCTACAGGGGAGGCCAAATAAGAGGAAAAAAATCCATGTCATTTGATTTTGAATTTACGAAAGATCATCTTGCAGAGATCATTGATGCTAATCCAGATGATTGGTACGATGCACTATGTGAGATGCTACCGAAATATGGTATTACAACAGAACGTAGAGTTGCGCACTTCTTATCACAATGTGCACATGAATCTGGTGGTTTTAGAAAACTAGAAGAAAACCTTAATTATTCTGCAAAAGCACTTCGTGCAGTCTTTGGTCGTTACTTTGGTGAACCACCAAAACGTGATGCAGATGAATATCATCGTCAACCAGAGATGATTGCGAACTATGTCTATATGGATGAATTTCGTAAATACAAAATGGGGAACGTAAATGAAGGTGACGGTTGGTTGTTCCGTGGCAGAGGCCTAAAACAACTTACAGGACGTGAAAACTACACACGCTTTGGTGAAAGTGTAGACATGACAGCAGAAGAAGCAGCAGAATATGTTGCAACACCTGCAGGCGCAATTGAATCTGCATGTTGGTTCTGGGATGCAAATAATCTAAACGACATTGCAGATGGTGATGATGTTAAGAAGATGACAAAGAAAATCAACGGTGGTACGATTGGTCTAGAAGATCGTCAATACCGTTATGCTCATGCAATGAAAGTATTGGGTCAAGATGCTGACATCCATCAAGTAGACGAAGAAGATGATGATGACGATATCCTAGATGATATCGGTGTATTGCGCAAAGGTTCACGTGGTCAAGGCGTAGAAGCAATGCAAACTGCATTGGGTATCACTCCTGCAGACGGTATCTTTGGAAGAGGTACAGAAGCAGCGCTAAAAAAATGGCAAAAAGAAAATGATCTCGTTGCAGATGGTATTGCAGGACCTGCGACATTCGAAAAGATGTTCCACTAAAAAAGAACTTTTTTGTTATGATGAAACAATGGCGAATGGATATTAAACCAAAATGCGAGGGCGGATGCGAACTCTTTGTAACTTCAAGAGGGACTGTCCGTCCTTGCTTTTGGATTAGTGAAGCCAGTGAAGAAAAAAAGATTTTTGATGATAGTGATAATTGGAACTTAGATAAGACTTCAATGGATGAAATTGTAAACGTGCATCTTAAAAAATTTGTAGATGATATTAAGTTAAACCCTTTCAATGGTCTGAAGGTTTGTTTTTATGAATGCACGGAAAAATATAAAGATTGAACTCACATCAAAGTGTTTTCAAGGATGTTTTAAATGTCCTAGAACTTTGTTGATGGGACAATATGACGTGTTGGATTTGCCAATAAAACATATCCGAACCATTATAAATAACAAACCAGATAGAATAGTATTGATGGGAAATTTAGGAGATCCTATCTATCATTCGCAGTTTCCAGAAATTGTAGAAATGATTAATAGGAGTTCAATACCATTTTCAATCTATACGGTTGGATCTGGATATAATGAAGAATGGTGGCGAAACATATATACCGTATCTACAAACGAAGATAATAGATTTGTTTTCGATGTAGATGGACTTCAAGACACTGCAGGAACATACAGAAAGGGATTGTCCTTTGACCAATCCTTTACTGCTATGTGTGTTGGTGCATCAATGGGAAAATCTATTAGATGGAGTTTTCCAGTTTTGAAACACAACCAACACCAAGTAGAAGAAGCTTGTCATCTTGCAAAAGAATTTGGAATACGTTTAGAAATAAACTATTCTGAAAGATGGGATACTAATGACCCGTGGAAACCAACAATCTCTAAAAAAGAGGTTGACAATGCATTGTTAAAATGTTATACTATTTAAGTTATGTCATAATTATGAAAGGATGAACATACATGAAAAAAACTTTGGTTACTCTCGCTGCAGCGGCAGCAACCTTTGGTTTCGTCACAACCGCTAGCGCAAGCGATTGTGGTGATGTCACAATGGCAGGACTAGGATGGGGCTCTGCATCCATCTTGGGTGAAATTGATAAACTAGTCCTTGAAGAAGGATTTGATTGCAAAGTCACCATGATCCCAGGCGGGACAGTTCCTTCGTTCACTTCTATGGTTGAACAGTCTCAACCAGATATTATGGGTGAATTGTGGCCAAACGCTGCAGGCATCGATCTATATAATGCCGCACTGGCAGATGGTCGTATGACTGAATCCGCAGCACAATCACCAATTGGTGGTGTTGCAGAAGGATGGTATATCCATCCAAACATTCTGGAAACGAACCCAGAACTGACTACACTAGAAGCAGTTTTGGCACGTCCAGATCTTTTCCCACATCCTGATGATGCGAGCAAGGGTGGTTTTGTAACCTGCCCGCCAGGCTCTGGTTGTCAGATTTCAAATGCGAATTTGTTCAACGCATTTGACATGGAAGCAAAAGGTTGGAAGATGATCGAACCTGGCTCATATGCTGCAGAAGATGCAACTATCAGTCGTGCCCATGACCGTGGCGAACCATGGTTCGGATACTACTCTGCACCAACCGCATTTGTAGGTAAGTATGACCTACGTGTGCTTGATTGGGGCGTAGATTTCGCAGGACAAGAAAACTGGAATTGTATTACAAAACCAGATTGTCCAAATCCACAACCATCCTCTTGGACATCTTCATTTGTGCGTACAGTCGTAACAGATGAATTTGCTGCCTCAGGTAGTGCAGAAGTGCAAGACTATCTTGCCGCACGTGTGATCCCTGGCCCAGTGATGAACTCACTATTGGGTTACATGGATGACAACCAAGCAGCACCAGATGAAGTAGCAGAATACTTTGTAGAAAACTACGACATGTGGAAAGATTGGGTTTCAGAAGACGTAGCAGCGAAACTACAATAAACCCATGATCGATCTCTTTGAGTTCCCAGAACTACATCGGAGCACGATACGGACTATTAAAAAGTCCATTGACAACTCCTTCAGAGAATTTTCTCGTAGTTATGGGGACTCAATAGAGGTCATATTCTACCCACTCAAAACTTTCATGAATTGGGTAGAGTTTACATTAGTAAACGCACCATGGCCCTTGACAATGATTCTTCTTGTCGGGGCCATTTTTTATCTTACTAAAGACAAAATACTCTGTGCAGGTTCTATCCTGTACATGATTTTTATTGGAGTATTTGGTCTGTGGGAAGATACGATGTACACTTTAAGTCTTGTGTTAACTTCTGGACTTCTGAGTGTGATGATCGGTATCCCATTTGGTATTTGGATGTCACGAAGTGATCGTGTACAAAGGTTTACCAACCCTGTGTTAGATGTAATGCAGACAATCCCTATCTTTGTCTACTTAATCCCTGTTGTTATGTTGTTTGGTCTAGGTAAGATCCCAGGCGTGATTGCAATGACAATCTATGCAGTGCCACCTATTATTCGTTTAACAAACTTAGGACTTCGTCAAGTTGGTATTGGTATGATTGAAGCTGCCCTGAGTATGGGGATGAGACCACGTCAAATTCTTTGGACAATTGAACTACCTCTCGCAAAGAAGTCAATCCTTGCAGGTGCAAACCAGACAACTATGATGGCGATTTCAATGGTTGTGATCGCAAGTATGATTGGTGTTCAAGGTTTGGGTGTGCCTGTTTTACAGGCAGTACAAAATCAATATATTGGTAGTGGCATCATTAGTGGAACTGCAATCGTAGGGCTTGCAATCATATTAGATAGGGTTATTCAGAATGCAAAATAATATTTGTATTGGAACAATGTTGTGGGGATCCAGAACCACTGCACAAGAAGCACATAAGATTATCAATGCCGCTTTAGATTACGGTGTAGATTTTTTCGATACTGCACAGATATATCCAACATTTCCTTATAACGAATGGACGCACGGTGTCAGTGAAAGTATATTGGGAGATTGGATGTGGTCAAACAAAAAGAAACTTCGTATCAGTACAAAATTAAAAAGTCCAATTGAACCCGAAGAGATTGATGAACAAGTAGATGCAAGTCTCAAAAGACTTGGAGTAGAATGTATTGATTATTGTCACTTCCACTGGCCAAAAAGAAATCATTATCACTTTAGAAATGTCTGGGATTATTCCCCAGAAGGAAATACTGAAGAGATTTTAGATTACTTTGATATGTGTAGTGAGAAACTAAAAGACTTACAACAACAAGGTAAAATTAAACATATCTGTATGAGTAATGAAACCGCATGGGGTGTTACTCAGTGGGCGCAACGTCTACCATTAAAATGTATTCAAAACGAATATAGTCTTCTACACAGAATATTTGAATTGGATGTTGCAGAAGCATGTTATCACAACGGTGTAAAACTTCTTGCGTGGACACCACTTGCGGGTGGACTGTTGACTGGTAAGTATAATAGATTTCTAGAAGGATCGCCTGTAGGTAGTCGAAGAACCTATGGTGGATTAGGACCACGAGATAACAAAAATGTTTGGGAACCTATTGATAAGTATCAGAAGATTGCAGAAAATGCAGGAATGTCTTTGACACAAATGTCTATGTCGTGGGTGTTACGACAACCTCTATTAGAAGCCATGATATTGGGAGTAACTGACAGTCACCAATTAAAATTAAACTTAGACTGGATACCAGAATTAGAAGATGATGTGATCAGACAGATTCAGTCTGTATTCAAAGATCATCCTCTTCCTTTTTAAAAGTTTTTTCCGTTCCGTCTGTAATCATCTTTGCTAGTTTGTATGGTGTGAATGCAAAGAGAAAGGGAACAAATGCGTGTATTGTTCCAGTTACAAACACGAGCAATGCAATCAGATTAAACTTCATCGCAACATACAAGTGTTTGAAGTAGTTACTCTTAATCTTTCTTAAATGTTTAAAGTCTACGTCTAACATTTTTTTAACTCATCTATAATGTAGTAAGGTTCTGGTTGAAGCTTTGATATTGTATCGATGTATACGTTAACATCATACTCCCAAAGAGACTGTACTGAATTAAAGATTTTTCGATCTCCCAAATAATTACACAGATTTGTGTACTTATTGATTTGTATTTCCATTCTGTGAGACATATCCATATGACCATCTCTATCAGAATTTGTTGTCAAAATGAATCTATTAACGCCTATCTTTTGACAGAATCTAATTTGATATTGAAACAAAATTCTGTTTGGGATTGCATTGTATCCATACCTTGATATCCCCTTGAAAGGATCTGTGCCAGGCAGGACAACAGATCTGTAACCTATACGGTAAGCGTCTTCGATATCTGGAAATGGATGACAACCAGATAGAGATATGATTTCGTCATCTCTTACGAATGCCCAGAACGCACCCATGTTTTCTGTGACCCAGTCCCATCTCATCTCTTTCTTCGAAGAGTTATTCTTGTAACCCAACTCTGCACATTTGTGCATAAATCCGTCTAGGTCATACCTATCAAAATCTTGCGTTACCAAGTACTGATGTGTGGTTGTCATCTAATTCACCAAGAAAAGGTTTCAGTTGATTAGGATGGAACTCATCCCAAGTCGTCGTAAAGTCTGCCCAGTCTCTTTGTTCATATCTCATCCAGTTTTCTTCATCAACAAATTGATATTCATGTTGTTTATATTCTTCGTATAGATCGTCAGTCCATTCTAATACACCATGCGTTTCACACAACCAAATGTCTTTGAATGTGGCTTCAGATCCTTTGATGTCTATAATCCAGTCCATTGTTCTTTGAAGCTGATTTCTATAATCTGGTTTCATATCACTGAAGTGATGACTGATCCTATAGTTTGCAGAAGTCTGTAAGTGCCAGTTCGCAGAAACCTTGGAGTCATAATCGTATAGGTTTATGATCGTGCTATTAGGAAACCACTCTCTAATTTGTTTCGGTTCGTCGTGAACTACATATACCAACTTCTCTTTTGGTAGATCTAATTTATTCCAAATTTCTATCCATCTATCTTTCCACTCATCATCATTCCAAAATCTAGATACACGTTCTCCAAAAAGCGGTGTAACATTTCCATCTGGCAAATCTCTATCAAAGTGGTTTGGTGCAAGTAGTCTTTCTGTACAGGAAAAATCTTTTGGGAATGACCAAGGAAACTCACCGTTCTTTTCTGACTTGTACCAATACACTCCACTATAACAAGTAGATAGACGTGCCATTCTCCAACCCCGCCCTCCAAAGTTGGCAGATATAACTAATATTCTATCGTCGTGAGATATAGTAGAGGGCATTGTTTTCATACTTGACGTTGTCGCCAGTATAGTACCAGTCTCTGTAGATTGACATTTCGGATCTAACAACAAGTTCTCCGTCATCGATTTTCCACTCTATTTCTATGTTGTCACCCAGTAGTGCGCCAGGTTCAAACATACGTTTTACGTGTTCGGTGTCATATGGTTGGAATGTTGTGTTGACACATAATGGTCCACACTCAGTCATACCCCAATTACAGAATACTGTTGCACCTCTCTCCACAAGTGCGATAATGTTATCTACTGTGTGTGGTTCAGTTCCAACATGTATAAAAGTACCAGAAAAGTCATAGTTGTTAAACTGTTTTACTTTTCTGATACCAGTAATTGCAGTATCCGTCAACATAGTATGACTATAAGGACGAAGTTCGTCTAGGTATGTGTAGGGATTGAATTTTGTCTGAGTAACCTTACACCCGACATATTCTCCAGCCAAGGTCAATGCAAGACCTCCGATGTGGTCGAGTGAAAGGAAGTTCAGTATACTAGAATTTTTAGTGAGGTCGTGAGTTCTTCTATAAACCTCAGATACCAAATTCAATTTTTCTGCAGAGTGCCATATTCTTTTTGGTTTACCAGTTGTACCACTCGAATACGTTATCCGCCCATCATCAACTTTATTCATTTTTTACTTTTTTGCTTTAGTGAACTTTACTCTTTTGAACAGTGGAAGGTCTGGTAGAATTCTAGAAATCATGTGAAGTCTATTGACTTGCGCTTCCAGTAGTTTGAAGTCAAACAACCAAGGCAGTAGTCCATGTAGGAACCAACCGATTGCCATTAGTAGAGAGAACCCAGCTTCTTTGAATGCAAGTTTAGCGTGCCACCAATATCCACCTTTTTCATTTTTCAATGCACGAGATTTGACTACCTCTGCTTCTGCAAGATGTTGTGAATTCCATGCAAGGATATCTTTAAAACTCATATTTCGTCTCCATAGGGTTGGGGTTACTTAACTTTTTGCGTTTGATAGTATTTATACATCTTAATATACCATTCAAATGATTTTGGATAGTTATGAGGGTTAGGAATTTTTATTCCTCTGCTTGTGAAATAGTGCATAAACATCAGAACTTCACGGTCTTTTTGGTTTTCCTCGTATTCTTGTCTTTGTCTATACTGCAAAACTTTCTCCACATCCACAGGATGCAGTTGCGTTAGGATTTATCACCTTTAAATAACTACCACCCAATTCTTGTACATAGTCTACCGTACATCCAAATAAAAACATTTCTGACATTATATCTACTACTAGAATATCTCCAATTAGATTTCCGCCTGTGGTTTCATTTGTGTACCCCCAATCATATTGAAACCCTGAACACCCACCACCTTTTACTTGAAGAGATATGTAAAGTGATCCCTTTGCAATAGCCATATTCATTAAATAATCTTTTGCTCTGTCTGTTATTGATAGGTTCATAACTTGATCTTTCTGTTTTTTCCTACAATTAAATCACGAGTAACGTCTGTCATAGTTCCTGTTAATTGAATAAGACATCTTGGTTCCCACCCTGCGTTTGCACTTGCGTGTGGTGTATCTTTCCAATCGAAGTGTATTACATCTCCTTTACGCCACTGAATAAAACTTGTGCCCATTTGTAAGAAATGGCCAGGTTTCCAGTCTTCTAAGAATATAAAGAAACGTGCAACTTGTGTAGAATCATCATTCATCTCATGTTGCTTATCGACATGCAAGTTCAACATCTCGCCTGGATATTGAATATGGAACGCTTGCTTCGTGTTTATTAATCCGAAACTATTTATTACGTCTGACCAAATTCCTTCGAACTCAAAGTGTTTGCGAAAGATCACAGTGTCAGTAGACATCCCTGCGTTGCGCAAATCATTCTCTTCTGCCTCTAACTGTGGATGGTCTGGATGGTACTTCTTTCCCCTAGTACCCCAAGTCTTTGGTTGTGCTTGTTCTTTTATGAGTTCTAAATCTTTTTCCCAGTTACAGTCAAAACGTGCAATCCACCTGTAGTCATAACCCGCAGCTTCATGTCTCTGCCAGTCGAAGTGATAATCACTTTGCTTTTGTCCTGCTTCCCAGTTACTATTCATAACTATATCTTTTTACCTGTGTAATCTACATCCAATTGTTCAATTGTGAGTGGTTCATATAGAGGTGGGAACTCGTCTATTTTATCTCTTTTTTTCAATACCCATACTTGATATTGAAATTCTGTAGTTTCTTGGGTTCCATCTTTTTTAGTTGATGTCAAATTTGCTTTTCTACCTACCCACGCTTTACCTTTATTCCATACTTCAAAATGAGACATCCAATTCTCTATATCTTTATATTCTGTTTTGCCTGCAGGTATTGTCATAACTATTTCACCACCTTCATCTAAACTATTGTAGATGTTTTCTTTGCATTCTGAAGTTAATCCGCTAAAGTCAAAAATTCCACTTGCAATAATAACAGAATATTTTTTTGGTAATGGAGATGCGTTGATGTCGCAAAAAGAAACTTCTCTATAATATTGATAAGATGTTTCTATATAATTTTCTACTATATCGTATCCGTCCACATTGGTAAAACCCGCAAGTTTGAAAATTGCCCCTGAGAAACCAGTTCCACATCCTAGATCTGCAACTTCAGTATTGCTTTCAAAATTGTATATAATATATCCTGCAGTCTTTGCATATCCATCCCATTTTTGGGATAAGACCACATCTCTCGTGAAATCTAAGTTCTTGTATATATCATATTGATTTTGAGATGAAGACTCAAATACGTGATCATGATTCATTTGATACCCTTTTTACTTCTAAGTCCAGAGGCTGTTCATCAACTGATGTTATATATTTTGCGTTCGCATCTTCAGAGATGTCCTGTGGTAAAATAGGAAACCCCAACTCTATACTTAAACTGTGTAAGTAATAGTTACCATATAATTGATACAACTCTTGACTTATAAATGTAGGATTAAACTGTATCAGATAGTCTAAGCTTTGTTGGAAAAACTTTAATGTACTTTTTCCTCTTACACGCTCTTGTTGAAGTTTTAATATATTGGAGTCTCTACCTATAATACCAATCTTCACATCTGCAAAATTCATTGCCGTTTCTATGAAAGATCTATACTTGGGAATGTGGGGAACCTTTTCTTTTATATAAGGACAACTCACACTCGTGAACATGAAATCGTGTTCTTCCCACGGAAAATCTTTTAACTTTGATGGATCTCTCCAATACTCATTAAAAGGTTCTTCATGATGTCCTTCCCAGTAAGATTTCATCTCCCACCCATATACTCTTGGATGTTTAGAAAAAACCTTACTGAAAAGATGATTACCAGATCCTTGTGGTCCAGTAATTATGAGAAGTTTAGGCTTCTGCAACTTCTTTTTTCCCCATACTACTAAACAATAGTGTCAGTACAGGTGCACCAAAGATCGCAAC